TCTCCCCAGAGGATCCGCTCTACCAGAACCTCGTGAACTCGAAGAATTTCACGAACTCGGAGTTTGCGTCAGCCGGGAACGGCTCACCTGAGACTTTCGAGATGAAGACCGGACGGCTACTCGACACAAAGCTGGGTCAGAACGTCTACGAGGTCTTTGTCATCCCAATGCCGAAGTACTTCACGCTCAAGTACGAGGTCACCATCTGGTGCCAGTACACCCAGCAGGCGAATGACGTCATCACCTCGATACTCGGTTCATACGTCCAGCCCGGTAACAGGACGATACGCATCGACACGAAGAAGGGCTACTGGTTTGTCGCCTACTTTGAGCCCACCGTGGGACAGGACACCAACGCTTCTGACTTCTCTGACTCTGAGAGGATTATCAAGGTCACTCTCAGCGCAGAGGTCCCCGGATACCTCATCCTACCAGACTTCCCGGGCTCTTCGAACGGTGTGAGGTCATTTGTCTCTGCGCCGTCAATATCTTTCGTTAGCGCGGGGGAAGAGACGTTTGAGGACCACACGCTCTCGATAGGCAGTGGATACGCAGACGCCTACATTCTCGATGACATAGAGCTTGAGGGAACCCCAAAGGCACCGGGACAGATAGGAATTTCTGGTTTTGACATTGCTGCAGCCAAGGCCGGGGCACGGAGACCAGGCGTCCGGCTCGCAAAACCAGACGGATCCGATTCAGGTCAAGGAGCAACAAGCACACCAGCACTCTCAGGTCCCGGCTCGAAGTCAGGAGGAGCTACCCTCGGCAAGACTTCAAGCGTGAAATCACAGGAGAGGACGGTCACACTCGATGTCAACCCTTACACCGGGAAGAAACAGAAGACTGTCCTTCGTGTTACCGACTCTGTCCCTTCGAAGGGCGAAGAGATTCTCACGATAGATATTCTTGAGACGATTCGACGCGGTTAGGGAATCGCAGAACATCGTCTAATAGTTAACGATAGATAATCGCTACAGGAGACTGTATATGGCTGAACAGACTTTCCGCTCACCCGGCTTCTTCGAGCAGGAGATTGAGCTCGTTGCAGGAGTCCAGGGTCCCACCGGCACTCCTGGTGGCATCATCGGAACCTCAGAGAAGGGACCCGCGTTCGTGCCGGTCACCGTGGGGAACTTCACAGACTTCCAGACAAGGTTCGGTGGTCTCGATCCCGAGCGTCAGGCTCCCTACGCCGCAAGAGAGTGGCTGAAGCACAAGGGCGCCCTCACCTTCACGAGGGTCCTCGGAGCCGGCGCCAACACGACTCTTACTGATATCAACACCACGCTAGCGCAGGGAACTGTCACCAGCGCCGGTTTCAAGATTTCTGAAGCGTCGGTGACTCAGGCTGGTAAGTCATTCGGCACGAGTCCGGTGCAGTTCATCTGTGCGGAACACTTTATCTCAGCCTCTGGTGTTCGTGAGGAGCTCGGATTTCCAGTCTTCACCGATAACCCGTCTTACAACTCAGCGGTTAACACCGCAAACTTGGTGAGAGCAGTCGTCTTCTCTGCGAAGAACTCTCGTCTTAAGGTCCTTAACTACGATGAGACATGGATTGAGGATCTTGACGATCTTGCAAATGTCGTCGCTGATGGAACTTCAGCTACTGCAAGGAAGTTCAAGATTGCGATCTCTTCTTCTGACACTGACTTCGGAACAAAGTACTCTTCGGCTGTGAGAGTTCTCACAGCTTCGCTCGACCCCCGAGATGAGTCTTACGTTGGAAAGATCCTCAACACGGATCCGGACCTCTTCTTTACTGAGAAGCACCTCCTCTACCTCGACTTCCCTGTCGACACCGAGGTCGCGCCGGTGTCTCCCGGTACCGCAAAGGTCGCAATCCTTTCGGGGTCTGGCGGTTACGGCACTAAGTTCGGAAGATTCGATACTCGGTACACGACTCCTCGTACGACCTCGTTCATCTCCCAGCCGTTCGGCAAGTTTGAGTACGATCTCTTCCACTTCGAGGCAATCTCTGACGGCGAGTGGGCGAACAACAAGCTGAAGGTCTCTATCTCCAATATCATCGCATCCACCGACAAGGCGAACCCCTACGGTACGTTCGATGTCCTCGTTAGAAACTTCTCTGATGATGACATTGAGACCGAGATTGTCGAGAGGTACGCGAAGGTCTCTCTCAACCCAAGAGCAGACAATTACATCGCGAAGGCGATAGGAGACAAGAAGGTCTCTTACAACTTTGACACCGACGAGCTTGATGAGCGCCGCCTGGTCATCTCCGGTAAGTACCCGAACCGCTCGACACGTATCCGTGTGGTGGTGAACTCGCAGCTTGAGTCCGGGGAGATTCCTGCATCCGCGCTTCCTTTCGGTTTCCGTGGAGTCCCTGTCCTCAAGACTAATGATTCACTGTTCGACGGGACCGGCGCACTGACTTTCGACGGACTGAATTTCAGCGCAGGAAGCAGGCTGATCGGTAGCGGCACACTGGGAGTTTCTTCTCTTACTGGCTCTCTCATCCCACCACTTCCCTTCCGATTCAAGGTCACGAGGGGAGAGGTCTCGCAGACAGATGACAACATCGGAGCTCCGGGTACCAACGAGAGGACGGACTCAAGGCTCTTCTGGGGTGTCGTAGGTACGTCAGTCCCGGCCACCGGCTCGGTGACAAACGCAATCCTCAACGCGAACATCGGAGTCCTCCCGAATAAGCTTGTCGAGTCCTACACGAAGTTCCAGGGAATTGCCCTTCAGGACACTCTCGTCACCGGCTCTGCGGCTGACGTCTTCAACGCGAACAAGTTCACTCTCGCAAGGGTCGCTCTTGCCAACCAGCTCTCCAACACGGAGATCACCGGCACTGCCGAGGCCCACATGAGGGAAGCGGCTTACGTGAGAAATGGTCTTCCTGACGGAACCGACTACAGAGTGACATACGGGTCGAACTCAAGGGTCACTCTTGCCACTCTCGTGCACTCCTCATCGGTCGTCTTCAACAGGTTCACCCCCTACGCGAAGTTCACCAACATCTTCTATGGTGGTTTCGATGGACTCAACATCCTCGACAGGGACAACCGGAAGATGAACGACAGGGCCTCATCGACAGAGGCTTCTGCGAACGGAGACGGAAAGGCAAAGGGCGTCCCTGAAGCCGGACTTGTCAATAACGCCGCCGGTTCAGGCAAGGACAACAACATCATTGCCTCATACAAGGCCGCCGTCGACATCCTGACGAGCGAGTTCTCCTCGAACGTGAACGTCCTCGCGATACCGGGAATCAGGGAGTCCCTCATTGCCGACTACGCTTCGGACGCAACTCGGAACTTCTCTCTTGCACTCTACCTGAGGGACATTCCGGCATACGACGACTCCGGTGCAAGGCTCTGGGACGATTCGACGAAGCGCCCCAGCGTCCGGTACACTTCAGAGAACTTCACCGCTCTCAACCTCGACAACAACTATGTCGCATCGTACTTCCCGGACGTCTACCTTGACGATGACGTGAACCTGCGTAGGGTGAAGGTCGCTCCCTCGGTCGCGACTCTCGGCGCGATGGCTTTCAACGACAAGGTCGCCTACCCGTGGTTCGCTCCGGCAGGCTTCAACAGGGCGGCTCTCGACTTCGTGAGGAACGTCCAGGTGAGACTCAACTCCGGTGACAGGGACACGCTGTACGATGCAAGGATCAACCCGATCGCGGTCTTCCCGCAGGGTGGGTTCGTGATCTTCGGACAGAAGAACCTGCAGCTCGTGAAGTCGGCCCTCGACAGAGTCAACGTGAGGAGACTCATGATTGAAGTGAAGAGGGTCATCGGCGGCATCGCAAACCGGATGCTCTTCGAGCAGAACACTCCGGCGACAAGGGCCAAGTTCGTGGCCTCTGCTACCCCGCAGCTTGCGCTTATCCAGGCCCAGGCGGGTATCGAGAAGTTCAGGGTCATCATGGACGATACGAACAACACAGCAACCGATGTGGCAGCGAACAGGGTCAATGGTAGGATCGTGGTGGTCCCGACTCGGACGGTCGAATTCATTGCCATTGATTTTGTGATCACCCCCTCGGGTGTGCAGTTTGAGTGATAGTTACTCTTCAAGAGAATAGGAGCTTCTGAATGGCTGAACTCACTTTCAAGAGCGCTGGCGTCGGACTTAGGGAGATTGACCTCTCTGGGCAGACCCAGCCGACTCCTGTCGGTACGCCGGCTGGCGTGATCGGAACCGCGAACAGGGGACCTGCTTTCGTGCCGGTCGTCGTCGCAAATTACCAGCAGTTCTCGAACAAGTTTGGTCCGAGCGACGGCGAGAAGTTCGGTCCAATCGCAATGTACGAGTGGCTGAAGAACTCGCAGGCTGGTGTCTACCTGAGGGTCCTCGGAGCCGGTGACGGCAAGACGAGGACGATATCCGGTGACAACACTGGCAAGGTCACGAACGCGGGATTCGTGGTCGGCAATCAGATCGTGCAGGCGGCCGGAGACATCGGAGCGAACCCTTACGCTTTCGGTTCCTATAGTGGACGCACCCACTTCCTCGGCTGCTTCATGTCAGAGTCTGCTGGCTCGACAATCTTCTCGGAAGCGGGCCTGCAGACAGGAGCCTCCGCGGTTCCTGTGATCCGCGGCGTCCTGATGACCCCGAACGGAGTCATTGCTTCTCTTTCTGGTTCCTCGCAGTACTCAAATGACCTGCCGCTTGTCACAGCGCCGACAACCACTATCGGATTTGCGACAGGAACCGTCAACACGACAGCGGGCGCAAATTCTTTCACGCTCTTTCTGTCAGGTCACAAGTCTTCCGATGCATACAAGAACGGTATCACCGCGAGCTTCAACCCGACTTCACCGAGCTACTTTGCGAACGTCTTCAACACAGACCCAACGAAGATTGAGGAAGCCGGACACTACCTGTACGCTCACTACGAAGTGTACGACCAGTACGCCACGGTGACCGGTTCAGGCCAGAACCTCGGCAAGTGGCCGGCCAACAGCGCGTATCAAGACGTCGCATTCGTCCTGGTTGGCTCACAGAATCAGAATGTCGGAACCACAACGGTTCCCAACTACGAGAACTTTGAGGACAGGTTTGCCACTGCTTACTCGCCCTACGTGACCTCGCAGAAGTTCGGTGGTACGGCGTACGATCTCTTTAGGGTCTACTCACTTGACGACGGCGCATACGCAAACTCGAAGGTGAAGATCTCTATCAGGAACATCACGCCGTCGACCGACCCGACTTCGCTATACGGCACCTTTGATCTCTTCGTGAGAGACTTCAGCGACACTGACGAGAATCCAATCGTCCTCGAGAGCTTCGTGGGACTCTCACTCAACCCGAACAACGAGAAGTACATCGCGAAGGCGATAGGTGATCTCAACACCTACTTCGAGTTCGACAGAGAGGCCGGATCGCAGAAGCTTGTCGTCGACGGTCTCTACCCGAACGTTTCGAACTACATCAGAGTGGATGTCACTGACGTCGTCCAGAATGTCGAGGTCCCGGGTGACGCCCTCCCGTTCGGGTTCAGGGGTCCTAACTACGTGGTCACCTCCGGCAAGCTTGCGAACGCAGGAGCCAACACACCGAACACTGCGAAGCAGCCCCCGATACCCTTCAGGAAGGCGCTCAATGCCGGCACCGGAAACTCTCTGAGGGTCCTCCCTTACGCTCACTGGGGTGTGCAGTTCGAAGTGAACGACTCACTCACTGAGCCGAACAAGAACACCTACGCTGACGGGACTGTCGAGTCACACACAAAGTACTTCCCGAGCTTCCACACGACCTACCTCAATGTGGTCGGAAGCGGATCAGACGCGGACGCCTTCAACAACAACAAATTCTCCCTCGAACAGGTGCAGGTCTACACGACATCCGACGACCTCCCGGACTCGAAGCGTTGGGCGGAGGCTTCCTACAGAAGGGCTCCGGGCGCCTCCGCGGCGGCATCGACGAGGTATCTGAAGCCCTCCGACCTCGCCGACGCGGTGACTCGTCGGTACGGCAAGTTCAGCTTCTTCCTCCAGGGCGGATTCGACGGTGTCAATATCTTCGATCCTGACAAGGCGGAACTCACCAACAACGCCGCGAAGAGGGAGATGGACTACACCACAACGCAGTTCGGACCCCTCGGGCCCACGGTGGCGACTTACCGGAAGGCGGTCGACATCCTCGGGGAGAAGGCAGACGTCGACATCCAACTCCTTGCAATCCCGGGCATCCGGGAGCCGGGAGTCACCGACTACGCCATCGACGCAGTGGAGAACAGGTTCGACGCATTCTATCTCATGGACATCCCTGAGAGGAACACGGCGGACACGGTGATCACGGGATCAGGGGACACTGTCTCTGTGAACCTCACCACCAACGCTCTCTCGAACAGGTCACTCGACACCTCATTCGCGGCTGCTTACTACCCCGACATAGTGATTGTCGATCCCACGACACAGACAAACGTCGTCGCTCCTCCCTCGGTCGCGGTCATCGGTGCCTTCTCACTCAATGACAAGGTCGCCTACCCGTGGTTCGCCCCGGCGGGCTTCAGCCGCGGCGCACTCTCGGATGTTGTCGAGACACAGGTGAAGCTCAACAGGACCAACCTCGACACCCTCTATTCCGCGAACATCAACCCCATCACGACAGTGCAGGGCACGAACACCCCCATCGTCTTCGGCCAGAAGACACTCCTCGCGAGAAGCTCGGCGCTTGACAGAGTCAACGTCCGTCGCCTCCTCATCGAGATCAGGCGGAGGGTGAGAGCGGTCGCCAACACGATCCTCTTCGAGCCAAACCGTGAGTCGACTCTCGCAAGATTCACGGCACTCGTTGATCCGATCCTGAAGCAGATCCAGTCCCAGCAGGGTGTGGACCGCTACAAGGTGAAGATCGACACCACGACGACCACCCAGGCCGACGTGGAGAATAACACAATCCGCGGCAAGATATTCATCCAGCCGACCAAGTCCATCGAGTTTGTTTCGCTCGACTTCGTGGTCACAAATGCTGGGGCGCAGATCTGAACCCAACGAACTGAATAGATAGAGTCAAGGAGACAAAATGGCAGAGACACTCTCAGTCACTGATATGCTGCCCAACAGGTTTGAGCCGAAGCGCAAGTTTCGATGGGTGCTCGCTATCGAGGGAATTGACGCCTTCCTCGTGAAGAGCACGGCTAGACCGCAGGTTGACGTGACCGCACAGGAAATTCACTGGATCAACACGGTGCGTTACATCGCTGGCAAGGCAAAGTTCAGCACAATGAGCGTCACCCTCTACGACCCGATCGCACCCTCCGGCGCGCAGCAGGTGATGGAGTGGGTGAGGACTCACTATGAGTCGGTCTCTGGCCGTGCAGGCTACGCCGACTTCTACAAGCGAGACATCCAGCTGAAGCTGCTCGATCCCGTCGGAACGGTTGTCGAGCTCTGGGACATCAAGGGTGCCCAGATCACCTCGGCTGCATTCGGTGATCTCGACTACGGCACTGAGGATCCGACTGAAGTCGCCCTCACGCTGCAGTTCGACAACTGCGTCCTCCAGTACTGAAAGACTGGCGGTAAGCGCCCCCAGGCCGAAGGTCGGCCCAACGGTTTCATTGCCGTTGGGCCTTTACCTTTTAACTGCTACCGGATAGAGTCTAGCATAGCTCAGCAAATGGAGGAGCTTTGGCAGACAGAAGTGACAAGAACCAGGTCTTCACTGGCGGTAACCCGATGCCCGGAATTCCGACCCGGGACGTGATGAAGGATGATTTTGGTTTTGAGGTGCCTGTTGACGCGGTGCCTCTTCCCTCGAAGGGAGCGGTGTATCCGAGCGACTCGCCGCTTCACAATCAGGAGACCATCGAGATCCGTGCAATGACAGCCCGTGAGGAGGACATCCTCACATCCAGGGCTCTCATCAAGAAGGGAACGGTCATCACGACCCTTCTTCAGTCCTGTATCGTTGACAAGAGGATCGACGTTACGAAGATGATCTCAGGCGACAGGAACGCAGTGATGGTCGCGCTACGGATCACAGGATACGGGTCAGAGTACTCGGCAGAAGTCGACTGCCCGAACTGCGGAACAAAGTCAAAGCAGGAGTTCGACCTCGGAAGTCTCCCTCTGAAGACCCTCGAGATCCAGCCTGTCGAGCACGGAATGAACCTCTTTGAGTGCAGCCTCCCTGTCACGAAGAAGACAGTCCGCTTCAAGTTCCTCACAGGCGCCGACGAAGAGGAGATCCTCCTCGTTCAGGAGAGGAAGAAGAAGGCTGGCGCTGCGGCTGACAATCTCGTCACCACGCGTCTCCAGTACTCTCTCGTCTCTGTTGACGGAAAGACAGACAAGAATCTCATCAACTCCTTCATCAGGAGCATGCCTGCGAGGGACTCCCTCACCATCCGCCAGTTCATCGACAAGAATGAGCCCGGTATCGAGATGAAGTCATTCATGGACTGTCCGTCTTGCAGCGAGACATCGGAGGTGAAGATGCCTCTAGGGGCGACATTCTTTTGGCCTGACGCCGGGTGATAGGGAGATATACC